GTCCAGTGCCCAGACCAGGCGCGGCAAGCGTTTGTCCGCCTCCTGGCAGGCCTTCTTGAGGGCGCGGAGCGACTCCTCGGGGAAGGGGGCGCTGCTCATCATGGAGACGGCAGGGGTGTCGTGGTGCAGCAGGGCGATGGCGTCGAAGATGCCCTCGACAATGTACAGCTCGTCGACGTCCACCAGCGTGAGGGAAGGCGGGCACCACCAGACGCCTTTATAGCTCTCGCCCGGTTTGAAGCGGGCCTTCTGTTTGCCGAAGCGCTCGGGGCGGTCGATCAGTCTTTCCCAGTAGCCGCCCTTGTCCAGAGGGAAGCGCACGGTGGCGCTGCCGGCGCCGATATCGCGGCTCCAGTAGTTTTCCTGAGTGAACCAGCCGTCAATGAGCTCGAGGCGGAATCCCCGGGCAAACTGAAGGTAGGCGCGCGCGGTGGCGGTTGGTTCCTCTGCGGTGGACGGCGCCTGCTCGCTCCAGTCGTTGAACAGGTCGCTGTAGAGGTCCTTGACGTGGACTCGGTGGTTGCACGCTTCCGGCCGGCCGCAGATCAGCATCCAGGGCGAGTCGTGGAAGGTGTACAGGGTGTTCTTGCCGCACTTGTGCGCCGGGCATCTGCCCTTGCGCATGTAGTTGGTGCCGGTCATGTGCTTGAGACCGAAGTCGGACTCAATCCGGCGGAGCACCTCGCCCCTGAGTTTCTCTTGCATCGTCATGGAGTTGCCTTACTGATTGGCGGCAAGGGCGGCTTGCAGCGCGCCGATGGTGCGTTTGTGGCCGGCAAGGGCCGGGTAGTCGTCGAGGATGCGGTTACTGCGCAAGCCCGCCGGCACGGTGCGGTAGCGGTCGTCATACCAGTGCTCTGTCATGCTCCGGCGCAGCTCGGCGCGCAGGCTGCTGAGCAGCGCCTCAGCCCAGGGCTTGGGCAGGTCCAGCTGGATCGCAACAGCGTTTTGCATGGCGCCTCCTCGGATTGCGGGTGCAACTTCCCCAAACCCACGGGAGTGGGTCTGGGCTTTTGTGGGTTAGCGTGGGGCCTGGTTGGCCAGGTCTTGCAGGAAGCTATGCAGCCTTTCCGAGCGCGGTACCGGCACGATCTTGTGGGTGCGGCGGTCGTGGAAAACGCAACAGTCCGGACCGCTGGCCATGTCTATGCCGATCCAGCGGCTGTCCTTGGGCAAGCGCTCGGTCATGGCCAGGTGGACGAGGCGGTCGGCCATGAACACGGGTACGTCCCACACGTCGACCAGGTGGTTGACGGTGCGGTCGAACAGACTGTCGTCGTGCAGGTGTTCCTGCTGGTGGCGCTCGATGAAGGCAGCGGCGTTGCTCTGCATGCCGGTGCGGTAGTCGTTTAACTCCTGGGCTGTGGGCTGGGCGAGTTGCATGGCTTAGGCCTCCAGGATCGCGAGCATGTCGAGTTGGTTGGTTTTCTCAGCGCTGTCGCGGATGGCTTGCCTACGTTTTACCGAGGGGGCAACCGGGAGGCGGACCCGGGGCCGGTCCAGACCCGAGGTGGTTAGCTCGTACTCCCACGACAGGGAGCCGCCATAGGTGGCGCCGCATCCTAGGTTGGTGCACTCGCCATACATGGTCTTGAAGATGGGCGTCTGCTCTTCCGAATTGCGGATACGCATCCGGCTGCCGCAGGCCGGGCATAGACACTTGTAACCGCCGCCGTGATTGGTGCTCATGAACTCTCCCCGCCGCGAGTGCGGCATTGGCCGAAGCCGAAAAATGCGACGCTTCGTGCGCCTACTTCTGTTCCTGGTTGCCCGGGTTTTTCCGGTGCAACGTGATTACTGCTCCCACCTCGGCGTGCCGTGCGGCAATGTGCGCGCGGTGGGCGGCGATAATGTCGGCGAGCTCGGCCTCGTCGAGGCGGCCATCGGCTAAAGCCTTGGCAATGATCTGGTCGACCTTGCCCTCGGCTACGTCGGTGACCAGGGAGCGCTGGTAGAGGTCCAGGTTGTCGAGCGGGGTATCGTCCGGCATGGGGACGAAAACGCCGCCGTAGAGGCCCGAAACGTAGTCGGGCAGGAAGCTGGTACCGCCTACCCGCTCCAGCTGGCGGACCTGCTCGTCGGTCAGCGGGCGGTGGCCGGTGTTCTCGTACAGCTTGTTGTCAAACTGCTTGAGGTCCAGCCCCAGGTGGGCGGCGGCGCACTCGCGGCCTCCCGGGAAGGCGCCGACGGCGGCCATCACAGCCTTGCGGCGGCTATCAAGAATTGGGCGGGTCATGTTCTCGTTTTCTCCCTGGGACAGCCGCACTACTGTGCGACCGTGCCCTCCTTGATGCCGAGCAGTACGGCAGCGCGGTGGGCTTCACCGCGTTTGCCTTTCTTTCGACCGTTCAACAGATCGCTGACCAAATTCTTGTTCAGACGGTGTTTGCGGCTGAAGTCGGCAATGGACACGCCTTGGCGGTCCATCTGCTCGCGGACTTGATCAGGTGTGAGGGGGGCGGGCATAGTGTTCCTATGTGTTCAATCGTGTTCATGTGAGCTTCATTATGCCCAACTGTTTGGGCTTGTAAAGGCAATTTGCTTGAAAAATTGTGCATCCTCGGATTTACCCCCATTGAGTGCAGGTGAGCGCCTGCGCGAAGAGCGCTCGCGGCTGGGCTTTAAGCAGGAAGAATTTGCGCAGATTGGTGGCGTAAATCGAAACACTCAGGGGAGCTACGAGAAGAATGAACGCACCCCAGACCTCAACTACCTTTCGGCGATTGCGGTTCAAGGTGTTGATGTGCTTTTCGTCGTGACAGGTGTCAGGTTGCTGGCTGCTGCCGGCTCGCTGAGTCCCATGGAAACGAGTCTCCTGGAGGCCTTCCGCGCGCTCACCGAATCCGACCAGGACACGCTTACACGCATGGCCGCGGGCCTAGCCGCAGTCAGCAAAACCACCTAGCAAAGAAGGATCTAGAAATGGATTTCAAGGGTTACCAGACACCTGCCTGGCTTTCGCGTTTGCGCCGCTCCCTCGTAACCGCTGCGTTGGTGATTACTCTGGCGCCGGTCGGCCAGGCTCCTGCCGCCGACTTGAAGCCGCTTCACTTCGCCACGGTCGGCGAGATGATCGAGGATCTAGGCGACTATGCGGCAGAGAACGGGACTTTCAAGCTGCTATCTACAGAGCCGCTAAAGATCCAGCTGGCACCATCTATCGTTCCGGGCGACCTGCCTGAAAACAATGCGCGCGAGATTCGGCGCGCTGCCCTGTACGGTGTTTATCGCACATTGGTCCATACCGATGCCGACAAAGTGACGTCGGTAGCTGTGCCGCGAGAGGTCAATATCCGCGAGCAGACGTCCAAGGTGCTGAGCAAACCCTCGCTTTCAATCACTGTCACGCGCGCCCAGGCGCTGAAGGCTGCCGGCCAATTCCTAAAGGTGCAGTCGGCGGCGGACCTGGTGCGCCCCGAGCAGGCCGGCACCATCCAGCTGGATAACTGGGCTCCTAAGTTCGAAGATGCTTACATGACGGACAAGGGGCAGATCAGGCTGCTTGAAGCCATCAAAGCGGCTGGTGGAGACCTGGTGAACAACGGCTAAAGTAGCCCTGCTTGCATATTTGGAATTGGCATTACCGTCGGAGTACTGCCAATGAAGGAGTAAGCAGATGTTGTTGGAATCGATAGCGGTTGACCGTCCGGATGAACTGAGTTCAGCGTTGCCGAGGGCGCAATGCATAACCCCTCAAGAGTGGCTGCTGATAAGACTCTATCGTCAGTTAGAAGAGCAGGAGCAGTGGTTCATCCGCCGGGCGGTAGAGGGGCTTATCGCGAAGGACTCAATGCCCGATTGATACACGAAGGCCCCTTTACGGGGTCTTTTGTTTTTCCTGCATCCGCCTCCACTCTCGATCCAGGGCACGCTTGGCTGATGCCTTGCTCTGGTAGAGATGGGTTAGGCGGCGGGGCTTGGTTTGGTCGCCCTCGGTGACCTTATGCTGCTGGCCGGTCTTCTCGTCGCGGTACCAGGTTACAAGGCCGGTGTAGTCGCCTTCGTCATCGGCCAAGTCGCCCAGTTCGTCGCCGTCTGGTAGTTGGGACTCAAGCTCCATAGAGGTGGTGAGGCTGTCGGGCGTGAAGCTGTGGCGCAGATTGCCGCCGAGCCAGATGATGGCGGCGATTTCCGCCTTGATGCCGGTCAGGCTATAGGTCTGATCCGGGATCAGCTCCGGGCGGCCCCTGGCCAGGGTGTAGCTGAGTGTGGCGGTGCCGCGCTGCAGGCGGTTCCACTCTGCACGGGCGGCCTGCAATGCGCTGGCCTGGTCTGTGAAGCTGTGGCGCAATTCTTTGATGTTCTCGCCGCCGCCGGCGATGGCCTCTTTCTTCTCCGCGCTGTTCACCTCGTAGTAATAGGCCTTCACGCCGGTATAGGAGTCGCGGTCGGCCTGCAGGAAGCGGTGCTGATCGCCGTCTGCCCGGGTGAGTGTGACGTGGGGCAGAGATAGGCCGCTTGCGGTAGTGGCCTTGCCGGTGGGCAGGAATAGCAGGCGGTCGGCCTTCACGGTGGCGATGGCATCATGCTCTCGGCCGAGACGGCTGAGCAGGTTGGCGTCTGACTCGTTGGCTTGGTCCAGGTGCAGCAGCTCGATGCCGGCGAGCACGGCGCTGACCACGGGGGTGAGGCCCTGGGCGGTGGCGATGGCACCGATGACCGTGCCCAGGGTGGTGGCGTCGAAGCTGCGTTCTTTCTTTGCCTTGAGGCCGCCGCGTAGGTCCGCGCTGCGGGCGCGGATGCTGAGCGTGTCCGGTGCGCCGCTGTGCTCGGTTTCGTCCACGGTGAAGCTGCCCTTATCGATCAGGCCGGTGTCATCCCAGCCCAGCCAGAGGCGCACGGTGGCGCCCCGAGGCGGGATGGCGAGCAGACCGTCGTGGTCGCTGAGGGTGATGTCGAGCTGATCGGCCTCCAGTCCCCGGTTGTCGGTGAGCTCGATGCTGATCAGGCGCGGTTGCTGGCCGCCGAGCAGCAGGGCGGTGATGTCGTTTCCGTTGACCACTACCTTGCAGATCGGCCGCGGATAGGCGGTGAGCTCGCGGTACTTCTGGGCGGCTTGGCCGAGTAGCTCGCCGGCTTGATTCAGCAGGCTCACAGCAGACCCCCGAGAGCACCGCGCAGGATGCCGCCGACCGAGCCGATGAGACTGCCGAGCATGTCGATGCGGCCGTCGTCGATGCGCTTGAGGCTGATGGTGAACTCGTAGCGGCGCGGTGTGCCGTCCTCGAAGAATACCTGCTGCGTCTCGCTGATCGAGGTGATAACCCAGGTGCCGTAGATGCGGCCGGTGCCGCCGATCAGGGGCCACGCCTTGCCGGTGTCGGCCATCTTGCGCAGCACGTCAAGGCTGAGGGGCGAGCCGACCAGGCCGGGCAGCAGGGTGCCGGGCAGCGTGATGGTGTCCTCGCCGCGGCCCAGGAACTGGCTGGCCGGGTTGGTACCGATGCGGCTGGTGGAAGCGTGGCGCCACTCAGTGGTGCGCTGAAGCTCCTGGTAGGCGAGCGTTGGCAGTCCGAAAACGAACATGCCGAGGGTCATCATCATGGTGGTTTACTCCTGGTCACCCAGGCGCGAGCGGATGCGGGCGGCCTTGGCACGCTCGCGTTCGTCCAGCAACTGGTTGAGCATGTTGCGCAGCCCGTCAGTGTCGGTGCCCGGGGTAGCGCTGATGTTGATTTCGATGGTGTCGCCCTGAACAACGATGCCACTGCCTGAATTGGCCGACAGCGGTGGGCGGTTGTCCATGGCCATGGTGCCGCCGGCAGCTCCGAAGCCGATGGCCCCGGCCGCAACCATTTGCTTGCCCATGTTGGTGACTGCAGCCAGCGGCCCCTGCTGGCCCTTGACGAGCCCTTGCTCCAGGCCTGCCATGGTGAAGCCGCCTAGGCTGGCGAAGACGCGCGACGGCGAGTGGATGCCGAGCTTCTCTTTGAACCAGGTGATGGTGTTGTCTGCGGCGCCGGTGATAGCGCCCTTCACTGCGGCTAGGCCATTGGTGATGCCCTGGACCATGCCCTGCATGAGCATGGTGCCGAACTCGCTGAACTTGCCGGGCATCTCGACGCCGAAGTAGTTCATTACGCCCGCGAAGGCGCGGTAGAACAGGCCCAGCGGGGAGAAGTTGAGGATCAGCGCGGCGATGCCGGCGAATCCACCGTTGAAGCCTTCCTTCACCTCTGCCCATAGGCCCAGGAAATAGGCCTTGATGGGGTCCCAATACTTGTAGATTAGGTAGGCGGCAGTGGCGATGGCCATCACGGCTAGACCGATGGGGTTCATCAGCAACGCACGGCCGAGCCAGAGTACGGCCTTGCCGGCCCACAGCAGAGCGGTGCCCATACCCTTGACGGCAGTGACAGCCGTAAGGCTCTTGATGCCGAGGAGTGTGAGGCCGTAGCGCAGCATGGCGAATGGGCCTAGGAAGCTGGCCATGGCCAGAGTGACGGCGCCGAAGCCTGCAGCCAGCGCTGCGATGCCGGCCACTGTCTTGAGGATTTGCCCGGCGAGCGCGGGGTTGGCCTTGACCCATGCGGTAACACGGCTGGCCACGCTATTGAAGCTCTCGATCAGCTCGATGAGGGTCGGACGCAACGTCTCGCCCAGGGTAGCGCTGAGGTTGAACGCTCTGTTCTTGGCCATATCTAGACGGGCCGAGAGCAGCTCGGCGCGTATGTCCGCCTCGCGCTGCATGGAGCCTTTACCCGCTTCGTCGTTTGCCAGAGCGAGCTGGCGGCGATACTCGCCCATGTTCTGTGCGAGCTTGGATGCGTCGTCGCCGAACTCCTTGCCGAACAGTTGAGTGGCGACGCTGAGCTGCTGGTTTTTCGGCAGCTTGTTGATAGCGTCCAGCACGTTTTTCAGAGTATCGGTGGCATTGGTTGCCATGCCGTTCTGCAGCGCCTCAGCCTCAAGCCCCACCGCTTTTAGGCCTTCCTGGAAGCGTTTGGGCTGCTGGGTGGCGATAGCGAGCTCGCGGATCATCGCGTTGGTGGCGGTGCCAGCGACTTCGGCGGTGGCACCCAAGCTCAGAAAGGTGGAGCCCAGCGCGGCGGCGTCCTTGTAACTCATACCTACCGAACTGGCGACGCCCGCCGTGCGCTGCAGGACGTCGATGATGTCGGCGCCTTTGGACTTGGCGTTGTCGTCCAGGTAGTTGATGGCGTCACCGAGCTGGTCCACGTTCTTGATTGGCACCTTGTACAAGTCCGCAATGCGCGCCAGGTTCTCGCCGATCTGGTCGGCGGGCAGCTCGAAGGCAGTGGCGGCGTTGGCGGCGACCTTGGCGAAGCTGAGCAGGTTGTCTTTGCCTTGGACGCCCATGCGTGCGGCACCTTCCACCAGGGCGGCGATTTCTGTGGTGGCCATGGGGATGCGTTCGCCCATGGACTTGATGGCATCGGCCATTTCGAAGTAGGTGGCTGTGAGCTGGCCATTATCGTCGCGCGCTCCTGACACCTGCTTGGCGACGCCTGCCATGGCGTCCTCGAAGCTCATGTAGTCCTTGACCATGCTTAGCACGGGCACGCCCATTGCCGCCCCGGCAGCCGCCGCACCGGCGCCGGCGCCGGCCATGCTGCCGGCAAGTTGTTGAGTTTTATCGTACCTGGCACGGGCATTTGCCAGCCGCTTTGACTGGGCAGCCAGGCGTTGCATGCGCTGGGTCTGCTCGCTTATCTGTTGATTGGTACTTGCGATACGGTCGCGGAGTTCGCGCTCGCCCTGCACGAGATTGCGCGTGCTGATACCGGCGGCGCTGAGCTTGCTTCGTAGCCCCTGCAGCTCGGACTGCTGTTCCTGGTGTTGTTTCTTGAGGGTGGTGGCGGCGCGGATGGCGTCCTGCATGTCCGCCGTCATCTGCTTGGTCGGCGCGCCGGTGGCAGCCATCTGGCGGCCGAGTTCCTTCACTCGATCACGCGCACCCTGGAGCGCGGTTCCGGTGTTGGCGCTGATCGCGCGCAGGCGTTGCCAGCTGCTGACATCGTTCTGCGTTGCTTGCAGCTGCTTGAGCTGGTCGCGGGACTCCTTGAGTGCACGACCGAGGCCGACGCTTCCTTGCATCACTGCGCGGATGGGGCGGGTGGCGCGGTCGATAGCCTGGAGGATCACCTCCATTCTCAGATCATTGGCCATCGCTTTTCTCCCAGCGGCTTCTGGCCCGCTCGCGCCATTCCATCAGTTCCGACAGGGGCAACGGGTCCAAGTCCGCCGGCCCCCAGTGAAAGACCATGGCCAGGTCGGCCATGGCTTCTTCTACGCGACGAGGACAGCTTCCTTCGCCGACTTCTGCAGCAAAAAACTCGCAACAGCCAGCCCGCACTGGAACAGGTCGGCCGGGTCCATGCGGCCGACCTCGATGTCGGTGAGGCTAGGCGTGCTGATGCGCGGTAATACCTTGCGCAGGGCGAGCACGTCCATCTGTGCCAGATCGGACAGAGTCACGCCGCGCAGTTCGCCGCTCATGGGTTTGCGCAGTGTTACCTGCTCGATCTTCTGCTCGCCGCGGATGATCGGGGTATCGAGGTCGATGACTTCCTCGTTAGGGTTCTTGGTCGGGGCCGGTGCAGCCGCTGCAGCGGTGGTGCTGTCGTCGTGCTGGGCTTCTGGGGTTTTCATGGGGTGGTGCTCCTTGGTTCAGGGGGGAAGGCCGACATGGGGCCGGCGGGTGGCGGATCAGAGGCCGATGTTCCTGCGGTGCGCGGCGAGCAGGTCTACGCCGTCGACGATGAACACGAAGTTAAGGAGGTCGATTTCGGTGATGACCTCGCCGTCGACTGTGAGCTTGTAGTAGGTGCAGGCGGTGTTGATCTTGTGTTCGGTGTCTTCGCCCGGGGTGGATTCGCCGAAGTCGATCTCTTCATGCCGGCCACGCACGGCGATTTCCACGGAGCTGATGCTGCCGTCGTCATCGCGCTGGACCGAACCGGCGAAGCGCAGGGCGATACCATCGGCACGTACGGCGCCGAACTGGCGCAGGGCGAGCAGGTCCCAGCCACCGAGGGTCCACTCCAAGGCGATGCCGTCATCGCCAAAGCCGAGGTCGACTTTCACTGGGCCATCCATGCCGCCACCGCGGTAGTCCTCCATTTTGCGGGACATCTTGGGCAGGGTGACGGTCTTGGCAATGCCGCCGTAGACGTTACCGTCGTTGAACAGGTTGAAGTGCTTGAGCTTCTTGGCTAGGGCCATGGTAGGGCGCTCCTACAGCGCGGCCTGGGCCGCGCGGGTTAATGGGATCATGCCTTGACGCTCTCGGCGAAGGTCATGAGGTAGCGGTCGGTGATGCGCTGGCGGAACAGCAGGTTTTCCAACGGCGGGACGGGGGTGTAGTCGTAGTCGAGGAAAAGTTTGCCGGCCTTGAGAGTGTTGGCGTCGTTGGCCGCCGGGTCGAACCAGCACTGGCC